AGCAGCAGGCTCAGGCGGCAGCAGGCCGACAGCCCGGCCAGCGGCCCGGACGGCCTGCCCCGGAGCCTCGACCGCCGCACGCGCAACCTGTGGCACCGCCGCCGCCGCCCGGCCAGCGGTAGCCGCCGCCAGCGGCGCCTGCTGCGCCGTAGCCGTCAGGAGCGCCCCAGGAGCCGCGATCTGCGGCAGAACGGGCGGAAGTACCTGCTGGGCCAGTTCGCCCGCTGCCTGCGTCATCTCGCGGCCCGCAGCGGTGCGTGGCTGGTAGGTGAACCGCTGCGCCTGCTGTACTGCGGCCCGCTCGACCTCGCGCACGGCCTGCGGCGTGCCGAACGTGCCCGACAGGATCGAGCGCGCCAGCCCGGCGCCGGTGCCGCCGATGAACCCGAGCGCGCCGCCGGTGGCCCCGGTCGCCAGAGAGAGCGCCGTCTCCCCCGCTCCGACCAGGCGCTGGCCTAGAGACGGTGCAGCGGGCGCTGCCTGAGCCTGCGCGGCCGCCTGCTGGACGCCTCGCTCCTCCGCCTTGGCCTGCTCGTAGGCCAGCGCGACGGTGTCGAACTCCGGCGTTCCGCGTCGGCTGGAGTTGCCGACCAGCCAGGCCGCGTACTCGTCGGCGGTCGCCATTAGCGTCCCCCTCGCAGGATCGCGTCAGCCTGATCTCGGATGCTCGGCGCGGCTGGAGCGGCCTGCGCAGGAGCAGCCGGGCCTTGGCCTGGGATCTGCTGCACCGCCGCTGCCATTGGCGATCGCGTCACTTGCGTTGCGATCCGCGTCGAAAAGTCCGCGAACGTCTCGCCCTGCCGCGCCGCGAAGTCTCCGGCCTGGAACGTCGACGAAGCCCGCCCGAGCGAGCCGCGGTTGTTCGCCAGCCAGTCCGCTTTCGCCTTCTCGACGGTCTCGGTGACCTTCTGCATCTTGGCCATGCCGGTCAGGAACGACGCGATCGTGCGCGAGTCGGCAGTCTCTGGCGGGAATCCGGCCAGCGCAAGCTGGATGTCTCGATCTGTCGCAGGCCCCGGCGGCAGGCTTTGGATCGCCAGCGTGTTGCGCAGCCGGATGTACTCCTGCCGCAGCTCGCTCATGGCGTTCTGGTTACCGGTAGAGCGCCGCAGCCATTCCGTGGCGGTCGACAGGGCACCGAAGCCGCCGCCAGCCTTGGCCAGATCCGCCGCCAGCGATTCCAGCCTGCGAGCCTGCTGCCCAGCAGCCGCCGCTGCCACAGCCGAGTCGTTGATGCCCTTGCGCGCAGACTCCGGGATGTCGGCATTGCGCTGCTGGATCTCTGCCAGCGTGCGTGCAGTCTCCAGCCCGAGCCGCTCACGATCCAGCCCGAGCCGAGCGGCCCGGTCGTTGATCGTCGAGACCACATTGCGCACGTCCGCGCGGGCCTTGTCCAGCCCGAGCCGTGCCATCTCTGCGGCGACGTTGGCATTCTGCGCGGCGATCACCGCATTCGACTGCGCGATCGTCAGGTTTGCCTGCGCCACTTGTGGCGCGAACTCGGCGGTGACGCCTGCAGCCTTGGCATCCGATTCGGCCTTGTCAGCCGCTGCGATCGCGCTGCGCAGTTGCGGCCCGGCCAGTTCCGACAGGCGCCGCTGCTCTTGAACCTTGCCGACCGACTCGATCACCTTGTCGCCGCCGGGCAGTTGCGCGATCAGCGTGCCGATCGTCGCCGTGGCGCCACTCGGATCGCGTTCGATCAGATCCGCCCAAGTTCCCCACGCCCTGGCCTGATCGGCCTGCCCGGAGTTCTGCGCGGCCACCGCCTGCTCGCGCAGCAGGTTGATGGCGACATCGTTTGCGCCAGCCCGAGCCGCTGCCAGCACTTGACCGACCTGGCCGAGTTGGTTCTCTCGGCGCTCCTTTGACAGGGCCTCCCAGCCCTTCAGAAGCTGCTCGGACTGCTCCTTCGGCGCCAGCAGGGCGACCCGCTGATAGTCCGCGAACGTCGGGTTCGGGTTGTTGATCAGCGCCTGCATGGCCTCGCCGATCGCGGCCTGCCGCATCTGAGCTTGCCGCTGCTGGGCGATCTGCAGATCCCGCATCTGCCGCTGCTGCTCGATGCCCGCGAACGTCGCCCCGGCCTGCATGGCCTCCAGCACGCCGCCCAGCGGGTTGGCAGCAGCGAACCCGCGCGTATAGTCGATCGGCCCGGTCGCCATGTGTCAGCCCTCCATCCAGCCGCCAAGCTCCTGCGGCATCGCAGGCTGCGCAGGCGATCCGGCGCCGCCGAACAGGTTTCCGAAGCCAGGCGCCCCGCGGCCCTGCTGGAACGCTGCGAACTGCAGCGGCAATCCAGCCGCCTGCACGAACGGAGCCGCGCTGCCGATGATCCCGCCAGCCTGCGCCGCGCCGGCGCGCCCGAGCAGCTCGGCGGTGTTGACACCGGTCTGCATGCCAGCCGACCCGACGCCCGCCGCCGACTGCTGGCCGAGCGTGGTCAGGCCACCGAGACGCGCGTACTGCTGGTCGAGCGCAGCCTGCAGCATCGCGGGCCGGAACTGCGCCAGAGCGGCCTGCAGGTTCCCGCCGCGCAGCCCACCAGTCGCCGACGCCCGCTGCAGCAGCGCTTGCTCACCCTGCCGCGTCAGTTCCTGCAGCAGCTGGCCTCCCGCGATCTGCTCGATAGCCGCCCGCTGCGCCTCCGGCCCCTCTAGTCCGAGCTGCGCACGCTGCGCCTGCAGCGCCTCCGGCCCGACCTCGACGAACGGAGCCAGCAGCCTGCGCACCTCGTCGAACTGACGGGCCTGCTCTCCGATCCCGGCCTGCGCGGCACCGGCCTGCGCCTGCGCGGCCTGCCCGGCCGCTCGAGACTGCATCGAGCTGCCGATCAGCGTCGTGCCGCCGGCAACGATTGCTGTTACTGGATCAGGCATGCTCTGCCCCTCCGAACTCTGTCAGGTAGTCCTCGAATCGCTCACCATAGAGCGACATCACCAGGTGCGACACCTTCGCCGCAGCCTGTGCGCCGTGTACCAGCAGCACCGCTGATAGCACCAGGTCGTAGTATCCGGCCCGCCAGATAAACGACCGCGCGTCGGCCTTCCCGGCCCGCTCGGCCCGATCGCTGGCCTGCCACTTCAGCACCATCTGCGCCACGGTCGGCAGCAACTGGCCCGCGTGCTGGGCGAACCACGGATTGCTCGGCATCGACACCAGCGTCGACCAGATCAGGGCATCCAGGCGCTCGCGCGGCACCGGATCGCCGTCGGCGTAGTCGTCCAGCGTCTGGATCGACTCCCAGACCTCGAGCAGCCATTCCACGCATGCCGCAGGCAGGGCGAAACCCTGCGCCAGATTGGCTCGCAGTGCGTCGGCGGCGCTGGGAGGAGTGGTCTCGGCGGTCACCGCAATCCCTCGTGGTGAGCCGCTGGGCGCTCGAAACTCAGCGACGGCATCATATCACGAGATCTCCCGACCGGAAATGCGCAGGGTCAGGGCGGTGGCCGCGCTGGCGATCGTCGAGATGAACGCCCCGGAGTCCAGCACCTGGCCGACCAGCTCCGGGCATGTGTAGGTCTCGTCCGGCTGCACCGTCTTGGTGTCGATGATCAGGTTCGCGTTCCCCGCCGACCCGCCGGACTGCACCAGGTTGACGCTGAAGGTGCGCGCACTGGTGTCGGTGTTGGTCACCGTCGCCTTGTCGATGATCGCCCGCACGGCGGTCGCGGTGTACTGGGTGGTCTGCGTGGCCTGCATCTGCAGCGGCGCGACCAGAGTCTTGACGGTGACGGTCATGTTTGCCCCTGGATGTTGTTGGTGACGGTCAGGATGACGGACGGGATGGCTGGAACCGGCGCGGCAGCGGCCTGCGCCACGATCTGCACGGCGGTGTCGCTGACAGCCCACATCAGCTCGAAGTAGTCGAGCGCCTTGAGTTCCAGAACGAAGTTCCACGCGGCGACCAGTTCGCCGTCGGATCCCTTCAGGCGCACCTGGCTGGCCGACTGCGCCACGTCTGCGCCGTTCTTCCGGCACCAGATGTAGACCAGATGGTTGCCGCCGGAGGTGTTGTCGAGCTGGGCCGAGAACTGGAAGTCGTAGACGCCCTCGCGGTCGACCACGATGCGCGAGGTCGGACTGCCGCGGTAGACGCCGCGCGACAGGTCGGTCGTATTGAACGTGATCGCATAGGCCGTATTGATGACAGCCGCGGTCTGCGTCGTCGTGTCGTAGAAGGTGCCGTACCGCGGAACCTTGAGTTCTCGCGGCGGCGGTGCGGCCTGCAGCCCTTCGACATCCACACGAAGCGCCTCGAGCAGGGCCATCGCCTGCGCCGCCTTGTTCTCGGCTGTCGTCGCCGCTACCATCGCTTCGTGCGACAGTGAGGCCACTGCGGCGAGGGCCTGTATTGCCTTCGCGTCCGCGTTTCCGGCCTGCGTCGAGATCTCGTTCACCACATCCGGCGCGATTGCGTCCACCGTGGCGAACAGGCGTTCGAACTGCCGGATCTGCTCGTGATCGGTCAGGAACTTGGCGAGCTGGTCTCGCGTCAGGTTCAGTCGTTGGCTGGTCGCCATGTCAGACCGCCAGCGCCTCGGCCCGCATCTCGAGCCGGATCGGAGACAGGTGGGACGACGAGTCCCCGCGGAACCGTTGCGCGCGCCACTTCCGCAGGAAGCCCTGCCGGTACCAGGTGAGCCGTTTCTGCCGCTGGCCGATCGTCCCGGCAGAGATGAACCTGTCCTGGCTCCATGTCAGCCCGTCGAGCGTGTACGAGGTCGAGATCTGCGGGTTCACGTCCAGATCCATCGAACCGGTGAGCGCGACGAGCTCGAGCTCGTGCATGATCGCGCCCTTCGCCTCGTTGTAGAGGATCACCGTGCCGAACTCCCAGCGCACCCGGTCTCCCCAGTGGCTAGACACCGCATCCGTGAACGCACCGACGGCGCTCGACTGCGGGTCACCGACCAGCCAGCGGTCGTAGCACCAGACCATGTTCCGCGCCCGGTACTGCTCGAATCCAGCCAGCGTCGAGGTCAGCACGAACCAGATCGGCTGCTTCAGGGCCTCGGAGGCCGCGCCGTCAAAGACCACCGTCCGGTCTGGGAGGTGGACGTACAGCAGCTGGTGGTTGCGGTCGTTGCGCGCCTCGAGCTTGATCTGCGCGAGCTGGGCCTCCGAGAATGTCAGGAGCAGATCGTCGATCTCCTGCGTCGAGATCTTCTGCGTCGATGCGTTCGCGGCCAGATAAATCCCCGGCGCCTCGTTGGCACCAGACCCTAGCATGGCGATCTGCTCGAGGTAGACGCATGCCGTGTGCGTCCCGAGCGCGCCCTTCTCAACCTGGCCACCGTCGATCCGCCCGAACGGGAACAGGTCGCCTCCGACGTTGTCGAAGACCTCGATCGTGTGCCGGTTGATCGCATAGACCTCGTTGCGCACCTTCAGCAGCCCGACGACAGGGTCAGGATCGACCTCGCTGCTGCCGTACTTCAGCGGGTTGACGGCCAGCGGGTTGCCGAGCTCGGTGACGATCAGGAACTCGCCGTCGGTCGTCATCCAGTACCCGTCAACCCAGACCACGTCCACCACCGTCCCGAGATCCGGATCGGTGTTCTGCGTCAGGGTTCCGGCGATAGGATCCCAGAAGAACAGGTTCCCGGCAGAGGCGATTCCAAGAAGGTCGAACGAGTAGTCCATCGTCACCAGTCGACCGTCGTTGCCAACGTCGCCCAGGACATAGACCGCTCCAGCGGCGGACACGCTGACCAACTTGCTGCCCATGACCCGGTAGCAGGTGCCCTGCCAGTTGATCCCGCCACGATCCACGCCCGGCCCGGTGCCTAGCGAGACGATGCCGTCCGCCGGCCGCAGGAACGAGTCCGAGATGCCGGAGGCCAGCGGCACCGGCTGCAGGTTGACCGGGTAGGAGACCCGCAGCTCGGGTGCCGTGTCAGCGTAGACGCCAGAGAGGATCGGGATCTGCATGCGTCACCACTTGACCTTGTTCGCCCAGTACGCTGCAGACATCTTTCCCTTCGCGATGTTTTCGCCGTGCCGGGCTTTGAACGACTCGCGGCGGGCCTTGTCTGCCTTGCTCTCGCCCTCGCGCTTCGGCGATCCGGAGACGCCCTGCTGGCCGAACCTGATGGTCTTGACCTTGTCACCAGCCTTGGCGACGACGACGTGCGACTTCGTCGGATGGCTCGGCGTGCGCTTCGGCTGGTTGTAGCCCGAGACGCCTGCGCGAGCCAGCCTCGGATCCTTCGTGGCCATCAGGCCGAGACCGCCTTGACCACCGCGAACCGGATCACGATCGCCTCGCTCAGGCCTCCAGCGGTCACGTTCCTCACGTTGATCGACGCCGACCCGGCCGCGCACTGCGCATTCAGCGTGTACGCCCCAGCAGTGCCGCCCGACAGGTGGTTCATCACGAGGATGTCGCCTGCCTCGATGGTCGTGTTGGTCAGGGTGAACGATACGGTCGTATTCGCCGCCAGCAAGGCTCCGTCCATCGTGATCGAGCCGTTCGTCTTGCTCAGAGTCACGGCGGTCGCTTTGCCAGATCCAGCACCCTGCGTCACCGTCCCGCCGGATCCCAGAGCATAGCCGAGCTTCCCGGCCCCGTTGGTGAGCTGGTTCCCCGACACCGCGATGCCATACCAGGAGTTCGTCGCCTGGTAGAACCGCAGCCGGATCGCCGAGTTCGCCTGCAGTCTGGCCGGGGCGCCATAGATTGCCGTCGCCCCGTTGAGCGAGACCGTCAGGGCGGTGATGTCCTGCGTGGTCGTGATCAGCACCTCGGTGCCGTCCGGCACTCCGGTGTTGAGCGGCAGGGTGATCGTGCCGGTCGCCAGCGTGCTGGCAGGCTGAAGCACCATCCACTGCTGCTCGGCCACCGGAGTCGGCACGGTGATCGAGAAACCGGTCGTCGGGACGTAGACGTTCGTCGCCACCGTCGGCGCGGCGAACGCGGTCTGGAAATACTGCAGCAGCGCGTTGATGCTGACCCGGCGGGCGTCGCCATTCGTCGTGTTGTAGACCGGAAGCTGGTCGCCACTGGAGAGCTGCGACAGGACGGGAAGCTGGTTGATCGTGGGCATCAGTTGTACTCCAGATTTCCGTCAGGGCCAGCCTGCACGGGGTCAGTGGGCGCCGGCGCGAACGGGTCGCCGTAGGATCGCCAGGGTTTCCAGCCAGCGCCGATCGGCATCTGGCGAGGCAGCTGCTGCTCGGCCGGCATGGCGGCGCGGGACAGGAGCGTGTTGTAGCCCGTCTTCGCCGTCGCTGACGTCTGCGGCGATGGCTGCTTGCCGAAACTCGGCGCCAGGCGCAGCGCGAGGTTGGTGGTGATCGCCTCGTTCGCGCTGTCGGGAACCTCGGACGGCTCGGTGAGGCTCGCATCCTGCGGAGATCCCGGCAGCGGGTAGCCCAGTCGGATCCCCTTCGCGTTCCACTCGGCCATCATCGCGTCGAGCCGCCGCAGAGCCGACTGCAGATCCTGCGGCGCCAGGTCGAAGACGTAGGCCGCGAGGCCCAGCTCCTCGAAGGCGGCGGTGACGAAC